AAACCGTAGGTGCTGTCTCTAGACTCAAACCAAGATATATAATTATATATACTTGGTTCTTCTACCGGGAATGATTTTTTATAAAATTGTTCCCAAGTATTTTGAGTCCTAAAGATAGCATCCCACACTAAGAGGGGTATTTCTATTTTGGGCGAAGGAACAGTCGCTGTCCTCCTGCTATGGTCACCTTTATAGGTTTTATCCCTCATCATGCTTATGCGTGATGAAGGATCCAAAGCAGGAACAACCATTGCTCCATCGCTCTCTTTAAATTCAGTTGGAAGGTTCTCATCTAAACCCAGTAAGTTTTTTAATTCCTTATCTCTAAGGAGCTTAGCTTGTCTAGACAAGGCCGAAATGCTATAAATAGGACCTCTAGGTAAACCTAGACCTTTCAATAGCGGATCTGCCCCCACCGGAACCCCCAACTCGCCCAAACTTTTCCAAATCTTATAGTATGGGCTAAGTTTCCACTTAGTCCACGCACCGAACTTACGTTCAATATCAGATATTGATAAAGGCTGGGTAAACCATGATAATTTTTTGTCATCTTGATACGGTGCTAGTATTGGTCCTAAAGGATATATAGGTAGCATCTTACCATCGTAATAGAAAATTTCAGTGTATACAGCATAATGCTCAGACAAAAAATCTTTGTCAATAGACACTTGACTCCCTATCTTTTCAAGATATTGAGTATGTCTTATTGACTGAGACTTATGTAATCTCATTATGGCATCGTCTCCGGTCGTTCGGATATTGAAGGCATTCGATGGGACAGTTCTTTTTAGAACTATCTTCGATTGCTTTCCTTCTAACGACTTAGATAAATGTATATTATCAAACGTGTCTTCAATCCTGACTATACTCCTCTCTATTATCATTTTAGGCGCTCTCGAGCTAAGCTCGAAAGCGAATAATGAAACTAAAGGAAGTAATGGCCAAGAGGAAGAAATTCCCATAGGTTGTCCACGTTTGGAAACTGAACCGTAACTACTGTGTAGATTACTCCACACAGGCTTTACTTTAAATTCAGAATCATATTGAAATGGACCATTATTTCTCTCAAACTTCTCAAACATTCTACGGAAGAATTTATCTTTCATAAATGTTTCAAAAGTCAGGGAATAATGCCCATGTTCAGCAGTTGTTCTATCATTACGATAATCCTTGAGGTTCGATTCTGTGAATATAGTATATTTATTACATACTACATCCACAACGTCGTTCCACCAAGGGACTCCTGGATTTATACACCGATAAAATGACCTAGTCATTTCTATCTGGTGCATATCCGTGGCTATCGTAAGATCTTGCGATCTCCATAGACCAACTGCATCAGGAAATAATTCCTGTTCCGTTTTGCCTTCAAGCGAGCGGACGATTCGAGGATCAGACCTTAAATAACCATCTGCGACCTGTCGTAATATTTTTGATAAAATAACGATAGGCGAGATAGTCATTGTAGGTACCCTTGTTTTGTAACCCCTAAATCGTACTGCCAGACAGCAAAGCGGTGGGTGAGAACTAGTAAAGTTACACCCATCGACACAATGTCGAGTATGAGAAATTGCAGGCTCAACAGCCGTTAAACATGCATATATTAGATGATTAGTCTTCCGAAATGGTTCTAATGAAACATTTCCAAGACTAACACGTTTAATCCTATTTAGTTCTGTCTGAAACATAGTTTCATACTTAGCTGATAAAGGACTATTCATTAACTCTAATACAGCATGCTTTATACCGCCGTTAGCTTGCGAATATTCTAAGCAAGCGCTTTCTCCTAAAACGAATGGAAAGAAATCAGGTTCCTGGTAAGGTTTATAAAACTTACACCAGTCTTGAATCCATTCTTTCCACTCGGTTAAATCAACGACAGGGTCTTGAGTCCACCTTTTTACTGTATCATCTAGGATATTTCCTACTGATCCAGTAAACATAGGTAAGGCTCTTAAACACCCTGAAGCTTGTAATTTATTATAAGATGGCGCCGCTAAGGGATAATAATAATTAAAAGAGTTATCCACTCTTTCTTTATCACCGATCGCTTCTGCACGAAAACTATTGAATAAATTCTTTAATTTTCTACAAAAGAAATCGGGATCCCTTAAGAATGCAGTTTTTAAACTACATACATTCTTGATAAATCCTGGAGGTCGTTCAAAACCTTTCCAATACGCATTTACAGATGCATAAAAAGCTCTGTAAGCGTCAAAGGAACACTGTATGAAACGACTCCGTCTAGATTCAGGTAAAGAGTTCTCTAATACGACGGCATATCTATGTCGATCCGCATTAGTAGCTCTATACTGATATTTAGCTGGAACTAGAGGAGAGAACAATAGCCCTGCTTTACGCAGTGCGTTCCTCTTTCTATTCTCCGTGAATTTATCTAAAACCTGAATTGTAAAACTTCTTTTCGGTACTGGAAGTGGAGCTACAGGACAAATCCTGTTCCTCCATAATTTCCAGCCGAAAAAAGCTAAACTCTTCGGTCCAAAAACAGATATCTCAGAAGCACGATCTAATTTAAGATCGTATTTAATTTCTTCACTAATGATATAATGTTTTTTAAATCATCGAGAGACATAGAGTCTCCAGAACTTTGTGTTCGGCCAGG